GATAAAAAAACAATAATTCCGCAGCCTGAGGAGGTTCGAAACAGCTGGCCTGTAGCTGCGACCGGATTATTGGACACAGTAAAAAAATACAATTACAAGAAAATACAAACAACAAACAATAACAACAACAACAACAAACAACAACAACAACAACAACATGGCTGCTCCTGTTTTATATGGTGGCGCTGGCGGTACAGCCACAGGTCCTGGTGACATGAGGCGTTCGCTAATGCATGAGAAGAAACAGGTGTTCGCTGAACTGAGGAGAGAAGCACAGGCTTTGAGGGTGGCGAAAGAGGCGAGAGGGAAGATGAGTGTGTGGGACCCGAGCACCCGTGAAGGTGCCCGAGGCTACAGGGAGAAAGTAGTCAGGTTTGGTCGGCAGATTGCGTCGCTCTTGCAATACTTTGAGAATATGCACTCCCCCGCCTTAGACATCATCGCGTGCGACAAGTTTCTGCTCAAGTACCAGATCTATGGAGACATCGATCGGGACCCAGCCTTTGGTGAAAACACAATGACTGCTGAGGTTCCGGTAGTGTGGGACAAATGTGAGGTAGAAGTCAAGTTGTATGCCGGACCGCTACAGAAACTCATGTCTAGGGCCAAACTTGTAGGCGCTGCAAGAGAAGGGATACCCAACCGCAATGATGTGGCCAAGAGCACGGGATGGAACCAAGACCAGGTCCAGAAGTTCCCAGATAATCGGATGGACTCGCTCATCTCGTTGCTGGAGCAAATGCAGACCGGGCAGTCTAAATTGACTCGACTGGTGAAGGGATTCCTCATCCTGCTGGAGATGGCTGAGCGTAAGGAGGTCGATTTCCACGTGGGGAATCATATACACGTGACGTATGCTATTGCACCAGTCTGTGACAGTTACGATCTGCCTGGGCGGTGTTATGTCTTTAACTCCAAGCCCACTTCCGAGGCACACGCCGCCGTGCTGCTGGCTATGTGTCGGGAGTATCCCCCACCGCAGTTTGCATCACACGTGTCGGTCCCTGCCGACGCAGAGGACGTGTGTATAGTGTCACAAGGACGACAAATACAACCAGGGAGTGCTGTAACACTCAATCCCGGCTTAGTTTACTCCAGTATACTAACATATGCCATGGATACCAGCTGCACTGACTTGCTGCAGGAAGCACAAATCATTGCGTGCTCACTGCAAGAGAACAGGTACTTTAGCAGGATCGGCTTGCCAACCGTGGTGTCATTATACGATCTCATGGTACCGGCGTTCATTGCTCAAAACAGTGCACTGGAAGGTGCCAGGCTGTCAGGTGATCTGTCGAAGGCTGTTGGCCGAGTACACCAGATGTTAGGGATGGTTGCTGCCAAGGACATCATATCGGCTACTCATATGCAAAGCCGAACGGGCTTCGACCCGAGCCATGGGATACGGCAGTACCTGAACTCCAACTCACGGCTAGTTACGCAAATGGCAAGTAAGCTGACTGGGATTGGGCTATTCGATGCAACACCCCAAATGCGGATATTTTCTGAGATGGACACGGCAGATTACGCTGACATGCTGCACCTGACGATCTTTGAAGGATTGTGGTTGGTGCAGGACGCCTCGGTGTGCACTGACAACGGGCCTATCAGCTTCCTTGTCAACGGCGAGAAGCTATTGTCCGCAGACCGGGCTGGTTACGACGTTTTGGTTGAAGAGCTTACCTTGGCGAATATCAGGATAGAGCATCATAAGATGCCGACCGGCGCATTCACGACGCGCTGGGTTGCAGCAAAACGCGATAGTGCTCTGAGACTAACGCCACGTTCTAGGACTGCACACCGGGTGGACATGGTCAGGGAGTGCGACTTCAATCCGACCATGAACCTGAAGGCTGCTGGGCCCAAAGCTAGGCTGAGAGGATCCGGTGTCAAGAGCCGGCGGAGGGTAAGTGAGGTGCCCTTAGCCCATGTCTTCAGGTCTCCTCCCAGGAGAGAGAGCACTACAACCACGGATGATTCACCTAGGTGGTTGACGCGCGAAGGTCCACAGTTAACTCGCAGGGTGCCGATCATAGATGAGCCTCCCGCATATGAGTCCGGCAGGAGCTCGTCGCCGGTGACCTCGAGCATTAGCGAGGGCACATCCCAACATGAGGAGGAAATGGGACTATTTGATGCGGAGGAGCTGCCTATGCAGCAAACGGTTATAGCTACTGAGGCCAGACGCCGCCTGGGGCGTGGTACACTGGAACGTATCCAGGAAGCAGCGCTTGAAGGGCAGGTTGCACAGGGCGAAGTTACAGCTGAAAAGAACCGGAGGATTGAAGCCATGCTGTCGGCACGTGACCCGCAGTTCACCGGCAGAGAGCAGATCACCAAGATGCTAAGCGACGGTGGTTTGGGCGTACGCGAACGAGAAGAATGGTTGGAGTTGGTCGATAAGACAGTGGGGGTTAAAGGCCTAAAAGAAGTGCGATCTATTGATGGGATCAGGAGGCACCTGGAGGAATATGGTGAACGAGAAGGATTTGCAGTAGTTAGAACGTTACTATCGGGTAACAGCAAGCATGTCCGGAGGATTAATCAGCTAATACGCGAGAGCAATCCTAGTGCGTTCGAGACGGAGGCATCACGAATGAGACGGTTACGGGCTGACTGGGACGGCGACGCAGGCTCAGCACCTGTGAATGCCCTACATTTTGTGGGGAACAGCCCTGGTTGGAAGAGATGGCTTGAGAATAACAATATACCGTCGGATATTCAAGTCGCCGGGAAAAAGAGGATGTGCAGCTATCTGGCTGAAGTTCTGTCTCATGGCAACCTTAAGCTAAGTGACGCGACAAAGCTAGGTCGGCTGGTGGAAGGAACTTCACTGGACCTGTTCCCGCCGCAATTGAGCAGTGAGGAGTTCTCTACATGTTCGGAGGCTACTCTCGCGTGGCGGAACGCGCCATCCAGCCTTGGGGTGCGTCCGTTCGCCCAGGAGGATAGTAGGTGGCTGGTTATGGCTGCCACCTGCGGAGGCGGGAGCTTTGGAATAGGCAAACTCAAGAGCTTGTGTAAAGAGTTTAGCGTGCCTAAAGAATTGAGGGATGCTTTACGTGTCAAGTACGGCCTGTTCGGTGGGAAAGATAGCCTGGAGTAAGTGTGTTGTTTTTTTCTTTTTTCCTTTTTTCTTAGTAATTGTTAATGGTTAGGAATCACTGAATATTTTATCGCTTCGGCTTTAAAATAAGTGT